ATCATGATGTTGATCGAAGTGAGCAAAAAAAGAGGGCAGAAGCCTTCCGGCCTCTACCCTTTAAGTCACCAGCGATGGGATTTTATTCAGGTTTTTTCGGGACCACCGAACCTTTTCTGAAGCTCTCCCAATATCCTGCGAATGGTTCGACTCACCTTGGGCTGGTCGACTCCCAGCTCGTCCATAGGGTAGGCCGTGTCTACCATGGCAGACCATGGTCTACCATGTACCTGTAGTCCCATGTACCTGTAGTCTGGGGAGTGCAGGATGTTGGGGGTTTATGTTTAGGGTGGGTTTGTTGGTACGTCCTGCCATGTCTGTTTAGGTGTAGGGTGTAGGGTGGTATATAGCCATGTACATGGTGTACTAGTGGTACTAGTACATGGTTGGGTTGGTTGGGTTGTCACGCGACAGGAATAAGGCTTGACGCGCGTCAACCTTTCCTGTAATCTTACAGGACAAGGGAAACGTATTCACTCACAAACAGGAGAAATAATATGGGCGATACAATCACGGCGGATTCGGAATTGGCTGCCCTAAGACATCATGAGACGTGTCATGCTTTACACGCCACAGACGCCAATGGAAAAAAGCTTTTCCCCAGCGCCGAATCTAGGAAAGCGGAAGTGGATTCACGTATGGCGCGTTTTCTTCACCCTCGCTCTACCATCGAGTACAGGGTTGTCAACGTGTACGGGCAGGAAAAGCGATATTTTGCCGATCCTGACGGGTCAACAGAAAGGGCGATCCGCAAATTGACGGGCAGAACGACGATTACGGATGGAGATTTTGAAGCGATTTTGGCGATGGGTTTCGGGTTTTCGAGAGTCTTTTAATTTCACGTTTCACAGACTTGGGGGATTTATGGAAACAATGGTAATTCGACCTTTACAGCTTGCCAATTACCTTTCGGCAAGTATAAGCGCGGGTCACCCTGTTTTGGTGACGGGCGCGCCAGGTATCGGAAAAAGCGATATCATCGCTCAAGCGGCCCGTACGGCGGGCGCTGAAGTGATTCTATCACATCCTGTGGTTTCAGATCCCACAGACGCAAAAGGGTTACCGTGGAAAGTAGAAGGCGAAAACGTCGCGACTTTCCTGCCATTTGGTGATCTGGCGCGGGCGCTGGATTCGACTGTTTCGACGGTATGGTTTTTGGACGACCTGGGGCAGGCATCGCCCGCAGTACAGGCAAGTTTTATGCAGTTGCTTTTAGCGCGCCGCGTAAACGGCCACATCCTGCCCGATTGCGTAACGTTTGTCGCTGCGACTAATCGGCGTACAGATCGGGCGGGCGTTTCGGGCGTTTTGGAGCCAGTAAAAGGGCGATTTTATACAATTTTGGAACTAGAGCCTAGCCTTGATGACTGGTCAAATTGGGCAATCGACAACGATATCGTACCTGAATTGATTGCATTTCTAAGGTTTCGGCCCGATCTACTTTCCGCTTTCGAGCCTACTGCAGATCTGACCAATTCGCCCACCCCCCGTACATGGTCCCATGTTTCCTCGATCCTCAACTATAACCTGTCGCGCGATATTGAAACCCTCGCTATCTGTGGCGCTGTAGGTGAGGGTGCAGGGATGGAATTCATGGCGTTTTTGGCTATGTATCAGGATCTGCCGAACATTGACGCGATCCTGGTCGATCCTGACGCAAGCGCGATACCTGAGAAACCCGCTACTCTGTACGCGCTTACCACGGGTTTGGCAATGAGGGCAAACGACCAAACTTTCGGCAGGATCGCGAAATATGCACAACGTATTGTAGACGCTGGCCACGGCGAATTTGGCGCGCTTCTATTGCGCGACTGTTTGAAGCGCGACGAGTCTCTGATTCAATCGCCCGATGGTGTGCGCCTTATTTCGGGCGACCTGGGCAAACTCATTTCTGGAGGGTTATAAGATGGATACGACGATTTCGGGGCGGGCAGTGCTGGTATCGCTTTCCGTTTCTACCTGGAGCGCCAGAAAATATGATCGGGTGGTAACGGCGCAAATCAATCGCGATCATGCCGCTGTAGATAGCGCGGGCAGGTATAACAAGTCACTTCTACCGCAGGACAATAACTCGTACAAAACCCTCATGAAAGTTGCGGGCGCGCTGCGTACGGAGCACTACAGGAACACGCTGGCATGGTCGGATGAAGGTTGGCGTCTACTGCCTACTGCCAATTATCAGGACTACACTGATATGATCCGTGATGCTCAAAACACGTTTAGTCGGGCGCTTTCCGATTTTCTTTCCGACTATCCAGGAATGCAGCAAAGCGCCCAACATGCGCTAAACGGTATGTATCGCGCCGCTGACTATCCTGACGCAAGTGTACTGCGTGACAAGTTTTCTATCGGCTGCGAATACCTGCCCGTACCTACAGAAGGCGATTTTCGCTTGGATCTAACAAGTGATACAATATTGGATATTGAAAAAAGCGTGACCGATAGGGTGGAGCGGGCAACGCATCTGGCGGTAAAAGATTCATGGCAACGCCTACACGATTGTGTCGCGCATATTCACGATAGGCTCAGCGATCCAGATGCGATATTTCGCGACAGTCTTATCGAAAACGCGAAAGACCTGACTGCGATTCTGAAACGGCTAAACGTGACAAACGACGTCGATCTCGAAACAGCGCGGGCGATGATCGAAGCACAGTTAAGCCAGCATTCGCCCGATGATCTGCGAAAAAACCCCAACATTCGGGCGCAAGTCGCAGTAGACGCGCAAGATATTATGGCGAAAATGAAAGGAATGTATGGATCGGCAGCGCCCGCGCCGATGGATCGCGAACAAGCGGCCTAAAAGGCGAAATGGCGGGCGATATTTTGCCCGCTATCCATAGGTCAAACCTATGCCGATGAGCCTTAAAACGTCGGAATTTGCGTCAAGGAAAGGGGGTGATCATATATGACTAGCGAAACACTGCGAAAAGTTACTGCCGCACGAGCTGGCCTTATCCTGGACCAACCGTTTTTTGGCGCGCTGTCTTTGCGTCTTAAAGTCGTAGAAGATAGCGACTGTAAAACAGCATGGACCGATGGGACTTCTTTGGGTTTCAGTCCTGACTTTGTGTCCAGTCTATCCCATGGCGAATTGATGGGACTAGTGGCGCATGAGGTTTTGCATTGCGCGTGTGGACATCCATGGCGAAAGGGTCAACGCGACCATGGCCAATGGAATAAAGCGTGCGATTATGCGATCAATGACGTTTTGGTCGATGCAGGATTTATCCTGCCCGATGGTGCGCTTTTATCGCCCGCTTTTGCGGGCAAGTCTGCAGAATGGATATATGACAGACTGCCCAATTCTGGCGATAATGACGAACAAGCGGGCGAAGTACGTGACGGGCAGGATGATAGCCAAACAGCGGGCGATGATAGCCAATTGGGCAAACAGGACTGGGTACAGGCTACCAAACAAGCGGCAGCTATAGCGGCAGGTACCATGTCGGGCAGTTTGTCCCAATTTGCCGATAAAGCCACTAAACCGCCCGTCAATTGGCGATCAGTATTAAAGCGCTTTGTGCAGGACGTTTCTAAGGATGATTACACATGGTCTAGGCCAAACACGCGCTATCTGTGTTCTGGCCTGTACCTGCCCGCATTGCACTGTGAGACAATGGGCAGGATCGTGATTGCGAAAGATATCAGTTATTCGGTAGACGAGGTCGCGTCTAGCCAGTTTAGCGCCGAAATCAGCGCAATATTTGACGAGTTGAAACCCTCATCAATCGAGGTGATTTATTGCGATACCGAAATCCAGAAACACGATGTTTTCGAATCTGGCGATTTTTTGGAACTAGAGGCGATCCAGGGCGGAGGTACAGACTTTAGACCCGTTTTTGATGCGATAGATGACCCGCCCGCATGCCTTATCTACCTTACAGATCTGGAGGGCCCATTGCCCGATTGCCCGCCCGACTATCCAGTACTGTGGGCAGTAACGGGCGAAAGGGTCGCGCCATGGGGCGAAACAGTCGCGCTGTAATGCGTTGACAGGAAAGGAGGGTTTCACAAAGGAGAGAGGGTCGCGCTGTAGTGTACTAACACAAGATAGGCGGAAAGGGGTTTGGGGTCCCTTTCGGCCTATTTTTTTTGGTCGTCCGGGTCCGGGTCCGGGTCCGGGTCGGTC